CATGCCCTCCGTAACGGAGCAGGAGTTGCTGTCCACCTTTCTAAACTCCGTGAGCGGGGAAGTGAAAATGGTAAAGGACTCGTGGCGTCTGGCCCTGTGTCGTTTGCCCGAATATATTCAACGCTCAATGAAATCCTAAGGCGGGGTGGAATTTATAAGAATGGGGCTGTAGTTTGTCACCTCGATTATACGCACCCAGATGCCCTTGAATTTATCAACGCATCACGCTCTGAGTTGTCTTGGGTTAAGCGGTGTCTTAACGTTGATGGTGCCTTCCTTACCAGTGCATCTCCTGAGCTAATAGAAGCTACCCTTGAGGGAATTAAAAAGGGTGACATCTGGCTAAATAAGATTCGCTACGACGCAAAAGGTAATCGTATTTATGGAAATGTCTGCCTTGAAGTTTATCTACCTAGCCGTGGTACTTGCCTTCTTCAGCACATCAATCTGGGTGCTTGCAATATCGAAGACCTCACTCCAGCTTTCGTAAGCGGAATGACTTCCCTGATTAATCTTCACGCCAATACAGGCGTTGGAGATACAGGGGAATACCTTTCTCCAGAAGTAGACCGTCAGGTTGGATTGGGTATTCTTGGGTTGGCTAACTTCCTATGTCACAATGGGGTAACTTACAAACAATTTGGCGAAGCTCTCGATGCTTACATCTCACACCAACCAGTACATACACCCGCATATCTCCTTGTCTCGGAGTTTGCTAAGTCTATTGAGATTGCGGCGCAGATCGCTCGTCATGCAAATATGCACCGGGCCTTTGCCATTGCTCCTACCGCTTCTTGTAGTTACAATAACGTTGATCTTCGGGGGTACACTACCACTCCTGAGTTGGCTCCTCCTATTAGCCGCCACGTTGACCGCGATTCTGGGACGTTTGGGGTACAATCGTATGCGTACCCGCCTGATTGCGAGATTGCCTCGGAAGTAGGTTGGGCTGATTATAAGAAAGTAGCTAATGGTATTGTAACGTTGTTCCGTGCAACGATGCTATTCCACGGGTACTCTTATAACTCTTGGTCTGATGTAGTTACTTACAACCGTGAGTTCCTACGGGACTGGATGGCATCATCTCAAACATCCCTTTACTATGCTCTTCAGGTAATGCCTGATAGTCAAGCAAAGGATGATGCGTTGGCTGCTCTTGATGATGACTTTAGAGATCTCTTCTCATTTGAAGAAGAGGCTGAACTTAAAAATGAACCTTGTATTCCTTGTGGAGAATGACTAAGCACACATCACCGTATGATCAAGTAATCTCCAGAAAGCGAAAGTGGACACCAGTTGCTGTTCAACGTGGAAAGCTGGTTGATGGTGCTGAAGATGCCCTCTTTCGGGCTCTTGGTCTTCGTCACCTAGAACTACCCGTCCGTGAGTTTCTACAACAGGGACTAGAAAAGGAACTACCTAAGACCCCTGGTGTTAGGGAAGCTCTACTTTCAAATCAACTAGATGAGGAACGCCATGACCAAGCTCTTAACTATGTAGTAGCAGCTCATGGTTCAGATCAGAAGTTTGAATCAGAAGCAAAGCACATTCTTAAGGCGTGGTTGGATGCTCCTGAACATCCCCTACTAAAAGCCGCTATCCTAGAACGCAGTGTCTTCTTTGTCATCCTTCCATTCTTCCGATTCAATGGAGACATTGGAATCAGAACCACAGCAGCAGATATCTCCAGAGATGAACAGACCCACGTTGCAATCCATTCGATGGTCTGCTCTGAGTTGGGCCTCAAGTCCACATCAAGCCTCAATCGACTACGCAGAGCGACTGTTGGATGGGTAGTTGATGGGCTTGGTAAATCTGAAAGCAAGTATCTTGATAAGGATTTCTGGTTGGCTCAATCAGATTCCCTTTACGAAAAAGGTAAAGCCCCAGGACTAAAGGACACCCAACGGGCTCGGATGCCAGCCTTCTTTGAAGCTTCTAACACCGACCTCCCACAATATGGCTGACGCTTACTTCGACGCTGAAACCATTCCCCTAACCAGTGTTGTTGGGGGACGTGTGGATCTAACTGTTCTAACTGAAGAATTAGATCGGATGTATCCAGACGATTATCCTGATCATGAGATGACTGCGTGGGAAGCTGGCCGTATGGCTGGTGCTATTGCGGTTATCCGTTACCTCAAATCTAAACTAACTTAGTATCATGTGCCTTTCTCCAAAGATGCCTAAAGCACCGGAACCACCACCCCCGGCTCCAACACCAGTAATTACAAGCACTGAACCAACAACGGTTAAAACATCTAAGTCAAAACGTGAATCCCTCCAACAAGCAGGTAAGGGTACTTCTAGCTTGACCATTCCCCTTAGTATGGGTGGTGCTACTCCTTCAACGACTAACCTTAGTATTGGTAAATAACAAACATGGAAAATCAATCTGCCGCGAGTCGTTACTCAAAGTTGGCAAGCGACAGAACGATCTTTCTCGATACTGCTAGGGATTGTGCGGCGCTTTCTGTTCCTTATCTATTGACACCTACGGGTGTTGTTAATGGACAAAAGCTACCTACTCCTTGGCAGTCCATGGGCGCTAAAGGCGTTAACGTCATGGCATCTAAGTTGATGTTAAGTTTGTTCCCCGTGAACGCAACTTTCTTCAAGCTTCAGATTAATGATGGTAAGCTTAGTTTGGACCCCAGTTTAAGTGCTGCTGTTAAATCAGAGATTGACCTATCGCTTTCCAAGATGGAACGAGTGGTCATGCAGAACATTGCTGAATCACAGGATCGTGTTATCCTTCACCAAGCAATGAAGCATTTAATTGTAACCGGAAATGCTCTGGTATACATGGGTTCAAAAGGTGTTAAACTTTATCCTCTTGACCGATTTGTGGTCGTCCGTGATGGAGAGGGTAATCCCACCGAGGTCGTTACTGTTGAATCAATTGATCGTCAATTCCTTCCTGAGGAGTTCCAAACGGAACAAGCCAGGAATGTAAATGATGTAGCTGATAATACTAGTGCTCCTAGTGTTGATGTTACGGTTGGTGAAAATGAAGTTGCTGTTTACACTTGGGCTAAGCTCAAGGATGGACAGTGGCGATGGAGACAAGAAGCAGAAGGGAAGATACTTCCTGACTCTCTTGGTAAGGCTCCAAAGAATACTACGCCTTGGCTACCCCTACGCTTTAATGTCGTGGATGGGGAAGACTATGGGCGTGGACGCATAGAAGAGTACCTTGGTGACTTGCGGTCCCTTGAGGGGTTGATGCAAGCTATGGTTGAGGGTTCTGCTGCGGCTGCTAAGGTAGTGTTCCTAGTGAGCCCTGCTGCTACGGTGAAGCCCAGTACGCTGGCTAAGGCTGGCAATGGAGCAATCATTCAGGGTCGTGCTGAGGATGTGACTGCTGTTCAAGTGAGCAAGCAGGCCGACTTCAGTAGTGCCTATCAAATGATTCAATCCCTCACGCAGCGGCTGTCGGAAGCGTTCCTGATCCTTACCGTACGTCAAAGCGAACGTACCACTGCCGAAGAGATCCGTGCCACCCAGCAGGAGCTTAACGAGCAGCTTGGTGGAATCTATGGTAACCTTACCGTAGAACTAGTTCGCCCGTACCTCCAACGGAAACTCTTCACCCTTCAACGTTCTAAGGAACTACCACAACTACCAAAGGGTATTGTCTACCCAACCATTATTGCTGGCCTTGAGGGCATTGGACGTGGGCAAGATCGTGAATCACTCATGATGTTCCTTCAAACAATCTCACAAGCATTGCTGGCCTTGAGGGGATTGGCCGTGGGCAAGATCGTGAATCACTCATGATGTTCCTTCAAACAATCTCACAAGCCCTTGGTCCAGAAGCTATGGCCCAATACATTGATCCAGAAGAAGCGGTCAAACGTCTAGCTGCTGCTCAAGGGATTGATACCCTTAAGCTGGTTAAGACTGCTGACATGCGTCAACAGGAACAACAGAAAGCCCAGCAAATGCAAATGAGTCAAAGTCTGATGGGTCAAGCTGGACAACTAGCTAAGGCTCCTATGATGGACCCAAGCAAAAACCCTGATTCTATTGAAGCCCTACAAAATGTCGTCAATTCAACAGCGCAAGCAACTGGACAAGGCCAACCCCAACCCGCCCCTCAACAACAACAACAATGAAGAGGAAGCTCCAGTAAAGCTAACCCCGAAGGATCAATTTAAGTATGGTGATGTTAAAGTCACCTCTCCTGGTGTTGGCCGCGTTTCTATTACCATTCACTGATTCACATGTCTGAAATCCTATTTGATGCTACTGATCCTGATGTTACGTCTGCTCGGCAAACCGAGGAGTTACGTCTCATAGAACAGGGTGGTCAGCTCATTGAAAAACAAGAAGCTGAGGTCGAAGAAAAGTATCGCCGCAGTGAACTTGAAGCCCAAGAGCATAGTCAGTATGCTGGTAAATTTAAATCAGCAGAAGACCTTGAAAAGGCTTATCTAGAGCTTCAAAAGAAACTAGGACAGAAAGAAACCGATGACTCCTCTTCGACAGAAGAAAACGAGAGTGATGAATCGGAACCAGTTGAAGAAGAAGAAGTATCACCCATTAAGCAACGGGTAAGTTTCCTCAAGGAGGCATCAGAAGAGTACTACTCTAATGATAACCAACTTAAGCCGGAGACAATTGAAAAGCTAAAGGAGATGCCTTCCGAGGAACTCATTGAAGCTTACCTCCAATTGCAAAAGGATAATCCTGTTGCTCAATCCCAACCACTATCTGATGATGCTGCTAAGAGTATTGTAGCTTCTGTCGGGGGACAGGATGCTTATAATGATACTCTTGCATGGGCAGCAGATAACCTCAAACCAGAGGAAGTTGCTGCGTATGATAACGTAGTCAACAGTGGCAATAAGGATGCTATCTTCTTTGCTGTTCAAGCACTAAACCAACGGTATAAAGATTCCGTAGGGTTTGAAGGTCAACAAGTCTCTGGTCGTGCGCCAAAGGCTACTGTTAAGGGATTCCGTTCCAATGCTGAATTGGCCGCAGCAATTAGTGATCGTAGGTATCGTACTGATCCTGCGTATCGCTTTGATGTTGAACAAAAGCTCGCTAGTTCTGGCGACTTGCTCTGATACGAATTAACAATTATGGCAGGAACACGCAAACCCAAACTGGCTCAATCATTTAATCTTAATGAGCCTTACATTCCCGGCAGACAAAACTACAAAGGCATTCCTAATGCTACTCCTGAAATGCTGCGAAGACTGAAAGACAAAAAGATTAAAAATCCAGGTGGTAAGGAAACCCTTCCCCCGCTAGCTAAAGCTAAAAAGCCCGCCAAAAAGCGGTCTAAGACTGCCTGATTAACATGGACGCGCCGTAAGCAATATAAAAGTTCTTTGCACAATCATCATGCTTCCTCTTCTAACTACACTGTCTGTTCTAAGCTCTTGGTATGGTCCTGGTTTCCACGGGAACCTAACTGCCAATGGTGAACGATATAATCAAAACGGCCTTACGGCAGCGCACAAGACACTACCATTTGGAACACGCCTTCGGGTATGTTTTAATAGGTGTGCCGTTGTTCGGGTCAATGAT